CCTCCAAAATAGAAGGACATAATCAGCATCCCCCACTGACCCAGCAGTTCGACGTAGTTGTTATTTACGTCAATATCCCACGCAGACATCAAGCCGAACACCGTGTATGTCACAAGGATAAATACCAGCGTCATGGGGCGGATGTTCTTGGACAGCCAGCTATCGCTACTCATATCCGCTTGAAGGCGCTTCGTCAGTTCTTCTTGCTCGGATACATCGGCGTTCAGTTGCGCCAGTTCACCGTTTTGCTGCATTTCCAGCAGCTTCAGCTTGGCCTGTTCCGCAGCCTGTGCGTCAGGGAAGAACTTGTCAATCAGTTTTGCGCCAACGGATAAAAGAGCAGGAATCGGAATCATGTTTACCTCGCAGTGTGAACTTCGCTGTCACCCTTCTTCACTACAACCTTATCGCTTTCCACAGATACAGACATGGGGTCGCGGTCAGCCATGCGGTCAAGACGTTCAATGAGTTGCTTCATGACCTCAAACTCCGGCTTATCTTGTTTTGGAGTAGCCCCGGCAATACCGTTCATCATGGAAATCAAAGCGGTCAGACTGGCACCAAGCAGCCCCATCACCGCAGCCATTTTGGATTCTTCCAACACGATAGAAGCGCCAACACCTACGCAGACAATCAATGTAATGTAAAACAGCCCTTGCTTACCGATAGTCTTACCTGCGACTTCTTTTGCCGATTCCGGCTGAGTGACTTGTTCGCTCACACCTATCTCCTACCAGAAAATTAAACCAAACATATCAATCCTTAGACGCTTGAATTACATCAATATATTTGACAGCAAGATTGATCGCCGTTCCGGTAAAGCTGTGGTCGTGCGAGCCACCACCACCAGTTGAAGTTGTGTTGAACGCGCTTGAAGTCGCGTTGGCTTCAGTTACAGTTATTATTGGGAGAGTTACGCCACTACCTTTGTTAGCACCCGTACGGGAGTCGATGGTATGCGCGTGTGAAGGCATCTGCGCGGTCGTAAGTGTTGTAGAACCAACCGTTCCACTTACTCCTTGTGAGGCAAAAGCAGTCGTAAAGTCTACACCTGCGTCGTTATTTCCTACGGAACCAGTAACAACCCTGAGAGCATAGTTATCACGGACTAATAGCTTCGTCCAGCCGGTCGGCGCAGCGGTCTGGCCAAAAAACATCACAGTGCCAGATGCAAACCCAGTAGGGGCAGAAACCCAAGCCGAACCGTTTGATGTAAGAACATTGCCACTAGAACCCGGAGAATTTAGTCCTGTTCCTCCATTCGCCGCAGGCAAAGTGCCGGTGACTTGGGTCGTGAGGCTTACACCCGAAAGGGTGCCACCCAGTGTCAGACTGCCGGAGGAAGTAACCGTGCCGGAGAGGGTAATGCCGTTGACCGTGCCAGTGCCGCTGACAGATGTGACACCGCCGTTTGCTATAGTGATGGAGCCGGTGCCGTTGGTAATGGTGATGCCAGTGCCCGCAGTCAGGGTGGCTTTGGTCAGGGTGTTGCCAGTCGTGTTACCAATCAGCAGCTGGCCGTTGGTGTAGGTAGTCTGCCCCGTGCCGCCATTTGCGACAGGCAACGTCCCAGTAACGCCCGTAGTCAGCGGAAGCCCAGTAGCATTGGTCAGGACAACAGCAGACGGGGTGCCCAACGCGGGGGTCACCAGCGTGGGGGAGGTGGACAGCACCACAGAGCCCGTGCCGGTGGATGTCGTTGTCCCAGTGCCGCCGGAGGTCACCGCCAGCGCAGTAGCCAGAGTCAGGGATGGGATGTGATCAATCGCTGAGACCACGTCCGTGCCGTTAGCGTATACAAACGCGTACTTGCCGGTAGGCACCGTCACCCCGGTTCCAGCGGAGGTCTTGACCGTAATACTCTGCCCGCCAGTAGTGTTATTCCGGATGATGTAAGGCTTCTGGACGGTGGGAACCACCAGCTCCCGGGTCGCGGTCAGGGAGACCGACGACGTGACATTCAGCACAAACGCCCGAGCCGTCTGGGAGGCGTTGGAGTCCGTCAGGGAGATGGTAGTGTTGGCGTCCGTAGCAAAATTGGGGTTGCCGTAGCCTACTATCGCCTGCTCCAGCGCGGTGCCAAGGTTGGTGTTGGTCGTCGTGCCCCAAGTACCGGATTGGTCGCCCGTACCGATCAGCTCGATTTTTAGGTTATTACTGTATGTAGATGCCACGGCATTACTCCTTTTGGGTTACTGGGCTTCTTGCGCCTCAGAAACTTGCGCCTGCGCCTGCTGCTGGATTTTCAGCACCAAAGACACTACTTGCGTATAGGGCATTTGGCCCAGTGCCTGTAGTATACCGTTTACCTCTGCAACAGTCAGTTTCAGCTCAATTTCTTTGGTATTCATTATTTCTCCGTTAAAAACTTCCTATTATCAAGCAGCATAAGGGTTGATTCGTTTGACTTCACCATTTCGTTCCTAAAGCTCTCAACTGCCGCTCCGGTCTGTCTTTGCATCTGACTGTTTTCAATCAGTAGCATAGGCATCCATGCAAAAGAACACGCCCAATGGTCAACTTCTTTGCCGGACTGCGGATCATTGCCACGGACTTGAATCCATAAAGGGCATTTATGGCAAACCTTTGATGTGTCTTTTCCGTTAAACGGGCAGGTTTTTCCGGGATCAGCTTGTGGAGTTTGCATAATCTAAACCTCTAATTAACACCGTTATAGACATCCGATTTTCTTGCATTTCGCAAACCGGAGGGATAATTGCATGGATTAAACCCGCCGGAATCATAACCACTCTCCATGACTTATAAGGCACCGAGCTTAACACCTTTGATTTATTGGAGTTAAAAAACACTGTGCCACTATTCCACTCCGGGTTCCACGGCTCAGTGATGTAGAAGGCAAAAGCAGTATCAAGGTGCATATGAACGTCTGCTGTCCGCGCCGCCGGTGTAAGAAACATATCTTGCACACGATAATCAAATCCGACGATATCTCTAATAGTAGAGAAAAGTCCAGCCGCCCTCATCGTTCTGTCATCAAGTTCCACGCGGTTCGCACCAAGAGAAATCTTTGTTTTAGAAACAATTTCAGATATAGCTCGCCGCACAGCTTCTGGCAACGCGTCGTCTAAAACCTTAACACCGAGGGCTTCTGGACTCACCGCGAATCTACCATAATAAGTTTACTTTTTTTGTATCCAGTCAAGTCGCTTAACTCTACGGCACCTCTGTCTATTTCCCACATAGTGCCGCCCTGAATACTTGTATCCTTATGCAAGTCCAGCATGTGCAGAGCAATACGCTCCAGCTCTTCCGGCTCTGAACGCTTGTAATCAATTAACAAGTGTGGCGGCAATCTGAAGTTCCAGTCCATTGGATACCACTTTCCATTCTTGTTCAAAAACTGAAGGGCAAACCACGCGTTTCTAATCTTATATTTTTCGACAAACATGGCAAGAAGCCCCCGTTCTACCTGTAACTCATCATTTGGGGGTAACCGAACGGTATTCGTAGCCCGCAAATTTACCCACGTAGTGCGGCTCTCGCGCAAGAACAGGACTTCGGACTTTCCATTAACCACCCCGGAAATCGTCGCCGTGCGGTCAAACTCAATCTGATCGGCCTCTTGGATTAAATACCCGTTCCCAAGGAAACCGAAATCCCCGTCAACGTACTCAGATAGTGCCTGAACATCAGGAAACCGCTTATAGTCCGCCTTACTCCAGCTACCAAAAGACGCCTTACATCCAGAACCAACCAACGGCTTGAGGATAAAATCCTGCTGGTCAATATCAACGGCGGCGCGGACACGCTTAGTGGCAAGCCTATCAAAGCCCTCGGAAGCAAGCAGGTCTGTCATCAAGTCTTTGCGCAACAATTTCTTAACAAGCTCGTTTGGGTAATACTTATCAGTATGCAGTGACGCGCCCAATGCGGCCAAGTCATTACACGGCAACGCAATACCATCAGAATCTTTGGCATATTGCTGTAAATGATCCGCCAGAGGGGTGGTGTATGCGCCGCCAAAAATTTTCATATGTGCTACGCCGTCTTTACTTCAGCAATGAATGTCCGGGCAAGTTCTTCATCCGCAAGGCGTTGCGCCTCGGCTGCATCAATCTCCGCAAAATCGGCCCTTGCCTTCTCCTCTATCGGGATGAACCTAGCAAAAGCAGCCGCATCAATACTGACGTTTACACCATCCTCCATCTCAAGGTGACCGACGCCGTCGTATTTTTCCTGCCACTGCACGGCTCGGATTCCATCGGCGGCAAGAGATGAAAGGTCTGCATATAGTGAACGCCCTCCGATATACACACAGTTATCCTGTACAATTAGTGTGACACAATTTTCCCTATTCATTTTATCTCCTTCACGATTGATTCTGCCGCAGCTCTGCCATGCTTAACACTGCCCATATACATTGGGAACCCCCTTGTGAAGTCAATAAAGGAAGGTGAGTTCTTGAGGATGTCAGAAATCATGGACTCGTAATAAAAAATAGACTTTGGTGACGCGGATGAAGGCATCACAACTAACTGGTGGCTCACCCACTTATAACCGGCAATGTACTCGGCTATCGCCGGAACGTCTGGCAGCGCTGGATTACGCTTCAAACTTGTAATTCCTATGGCCTTTACCTGTCCAGACCTAACATACTCTATACCGCCAGCCATGGCGATAAATGTCATATCTATCCTGCTACCAATCAGGTCAGTCATTATGTTGACTGGAGACTTGTAAGGTACAAGCAGCCAGTTGGTTGATTTGACAGCCCGCTGTAAGCCCTCGATGGCCACTAACTGCGGAACTGTGCTATGTCCAACTCTCAGATCACGCCTACCAGAAACAACATCCAAGATGTTGATGTCGTTTTTTGAGCCAACAATAAGAAGAGATGCCGACTCCCCAAGTGATGAAATGTAGGAGAAGCTGCTTTTGTCGAACCGGCTAATGTCACTTCCAATGCGGGACTCAAGCAACGCCGTGGTGATAATTCCTAACGTGTCAGGGTGCGCTGTTGCCAAATAGTTTGCCCCGACAATGCCCCCGGCACCGGGTTTGTGCAGAACTAAGGCGCTAACCCCACGCGACTGCATCTCAGCTACCAGCTTCAACGCCAACTGCCCGGTGGCACCATCTAAGCCAAACGGAACTACGACAGAAACCCGAGATAGGGAGGTTTCGGCCATCACAGACCACGAAATTGCCAGTAACGCAGCGACGATATAGTTTGTAAAGCGCATATTAGTTTTTTGTGGCAATGATTACATCAACATACTGCACTGCCAAATTGATTGCGGTGCCGGTAAAGCTGTGGTCGTGTGAGCCACCACCACCTGTTGAAGTTGTGCTGAACGCGCTTGAATTAGCGTTGGCTTCAGTTACAGTTATTATAGGAGCATAGAAACCACTACCTTTATTACCGCCCGTACGGGAGTCGATGGTATGGTTGTGCGATGGAATCTGTGAAGTTGCAAGCGTTGTGCTGCCAACAGTGCCACTTACCCCCTGCGATGCAAACGCCGTTGTAAACGCCACAGAACCACCGCTCGATGCGGTGCCTGACACAATACGAAGCGCTTTGTTGTCGTGGGCTGTAGATTTTGTCCAACCAGTGGGCGCAGCGGTTTGAACAAATACCATTGCTGTTCCTGCTGCAAATCCAGCAGCAGCTTGTGATACCCAAGTTGTGCCATTTGAAGTCAGCACATTTCCATTTGTTCCGGGCGCAACTACTTGAACCGCAGAAGTTCCGTTACCAAGCAGGACATTGTTTGCGGTAAGAGTTGCCGCGCCGGTACCGCCGTTTGCAACCGGAAGCGTTCCAGTAACACCCGGAGTTATGTTAGCAGAACCATTAAATGTCGCAGATGCAGTGCTTGCTAAGTTTGTTTGAATGGTTCTACCAGTTGTCAAGGTTGCCGCTGAACCTGTGGTGTTCTGGTTTAAGGTGGGCACATCGCCAGCCTGAATTGTGGACATGACCACATTTGTGCCATTGCCACGGAGATATGAACCAGATGTCACCGCGCCAGCGAATGCGTTCATTGCAGCTTGTGCCGATGTCTGACCAGAACCACCGTTAGCAAGAGCAACAACTCCAGTTACATTGGTCGCATTACCAGACAAACTAGCAGTAATCGTTCCTGCGCTGAAATTGCCTGAAGCATCCCTAGCAACAATAGTAGAGGCGGTATTTGCGTTTGTAGCGTTTGATGTGACCGTGAAAGTAGAGGCGCCAGAACCATTGTATGTCGTTGAACCAGATAAACCCGTACCTGACGTGTTCATTGTCAAAGTACTTAGCGTGCCTCCAAGCGTTACCCCAGAAATAGTGGAAGCGGCTAACTTGGATACCGCAATTGCCGCTGAAGCGTTAATGTCAGCGTTGACAATAGTACCGTCAGCAATCATTGTGCTGGTTACAGTGCCGGTATCCCCAGAGGTAATAACAGTGCCTGTAGTTGCAGGCATCGTCAAAACCGTTCCTATGCCAGCCGTAGCAGCAGGGATCAACTGAACTGAACCTGAAGTCGCACCGGGGAATGTGACGCTGGTAATGCCCGTCAAGGCTTGATTGGCCGTTGCACGGTTCAACGCAATCGCTGTGGTACCGACGTACGTGGTCGAGTTACCCAGAACTGCGGACGGGATTGTCCCCGACAAGTTGCCTGCGGTCAGGTTGGTCAAGTTTGCGCCCGACACAGCCCCGAATGATGCAGACCAAGTACCAGAAGTTACTGTTCCCGTGGTGGTCAGACTGGAAGAACCCGCCAACGGAGAAGCACCCACAGTGTTGTAGGAGATGGTTTTTGCCGTACTGCCGTTAAAGGTGGTGCCAGAAGCATCTCCAGTCCCGCCGTTATTGAACGTTGCCGCCGCAGTTGTTGCGCTGGCGGTAGTAGCAGTAGTAGCGTTACCAGACAAACTAGCAGTAATAGTGCCCGCACTAAAGTTACCGGACGCATCACGGGCCACAATAGCAGAAGCCGTATTCGCACTTGTAGCAGTCGTAGCAGCGTTTGGAATAGAGGTTGAAGCAGTCATCGCCCCAGTCCCATTACCGTATACGTACCCCGTTAGAGTCGTAGCTCCCGTACCACCGCTTGCAACGGGCAATGTCCCACTGACATGGGTAGTCAACCCAACTTTGCCCCAAGAAGGAGCTGTGCCTACACCGCCAGAGATTAGAGCGTTACCCGTGGCAATGTCGGCCAGTTTTGCGAGACTCGTGCTTCCATCAGCGTACAGAATGTCGCCAATCGTGTAAGAGCTCTGACCCGTACCGCCGTAGGCTGCGCCAATCGTAGTGGCGTTCCAAGTGCCTGCTGTCAGCGTACCGACACCCGTGAGACCTGTGTAGGAGCCGTTGATCCGGGCAGATGGCAGTGTGCCACTGGTGATGTTCGCGGCGTTTGTAGTGTCCGTGGTTGCAGAAGCGGCGAGGCCGGATACGGCGGCGGAAGTGATTGAAATAGCCGTGTTGGTGACAGAGGTAACCTGCCCTTGAGCGTTTGTCGTAAGCACCGGGACGGAGGAAGCCGAACCATACGTGCCAGCCGTGCCCGTATTTGTAATGCTGAACTGGGTGCCGCTGAGGGTGAGCCCCGTGCCAGCAGAATAAATCTGCGCAGAGGACACTTGCACAAAATTGATGGCTGTCGTGCCAAACGTAATTGTGCCTTGTGTGTTACAGATATAAGTTTCACCGGCACCCGTGTTACCCGACGTGACAAAGAAAGCATCACCTTCGCCCAGACCATTCGGGTCTTTCAAAGCATAAGAGTCAGTATCGGTTGAACGGGTCAACACCCATGCGGTTGATCCATCGCCAACTGTTGTAACTGTGTAAACACCATTATGCGCGGCGCTGGCTTGCTGATAAATAAGAATTCTATCGTTGACAGATGCCACAACTCCGTCAGGTGTGAAGGCACCAAGCGTTCCAGAGTTAGTCAGTGTCGCCCCGACCCCAGAGGTGCCGTTGTTATATGTCGCTGTAAGCGCATTTGGCGCTTCGTATTTAACCGGTGTGTGGTATGTGACGCCAGACGAAGCAATCGTGTCCACATACGTTTTGTTAGCGATGTCGGTTCCGCTTGATGGGGTATTGGAGACCGTACCACTCGTAATATTCGCGGTTGTAATATTTGCAGTAGAAACACCCAGCGTACCAACGTCTAGCGTCGTAACCGCAGACCCAGCCGTGTCTAAATACACAGCCCTTTCCGCAGGGTAGGTAACAAATAAGTCTTTAGACCCAGCAGCAAAACTTACTTTACTGCCGGAGTTGCTGGATTCAAGAACCGTATCACGGCTAAGCGTGGGGCCACTGGACGAGTAAGTCCCTACGCCTACTTCCCAGTCCCCGGTTACCGAATCCGAGCAAGCGTAGTACGTGGTGTTACCGTCGCCTATCACTGAAAAGCTCTGATACCCGGCAACCGCTCCGCCAAGAGTAAAGTCAGACGTTCCCGTGGTTGTGGTTACTACTCGTACGCGGTCTTTAACGGTAAGCGCCATATTTATCTCACTGTATCGTTGTTATATCTGACCAATTAGCATTCGTATCGGCAGATATAGTAGTCCAAGACGGGGTTTGGCTTGAAGCAATATTAGCCCAATTGGCGCTTTGTTCGTTGACAATCAGCTCCCACAAGAACCTAGCCAATAGCAAGTCTTGCGCTGTTACAGCCTCAGATAGTATAGAGTTAAGTATACCTTGGGCAAAATAGCTATCTATACCGGTTGCAGACTCCACAACCGGGGCGTTGAATATAGACGGAGCGACAGTGTTTGCATCCGCTCCAGTCCCCAGATCACTAATAGCGCCCAGAAAGTCAATTAACGTAGCTACAGAAACACTACCTGCGGCGGATTCAGCAACTGTTATGTTATAGGTTATTAACGGCGGGGGTATTACATCGAGCCCCGAAGCTGTATCGGTAACGCTGGCAACAAAATCAACAAGCGCCGAGATTACCTCAGACACTGACGCCGTGTTTGCTACCGCCGTATTAAATGAAGCTAAAGCAGCAGCCTGATCCTGTACTGACGCCGAAGCCAGAACACTTGCTAGGAAATCTACGACTGCCCCGGAAGTATCTTGCCCCTGAGCGTATTCCCCTACCAAACCCAAGAAGTCGGCCAAAGAAGATACTGCCTCACTACCAGCTGCGGATTCAGCATTCACCGCAGAGAACGTAGACGCGGCAACAGTAAACTGCTCGGTTACGCTAGAAGACTCGCTCTCAGCTACCAAGAAATCAGCAAGCGCAGCCGCGCTCATCGCCCCCGAAGCAGAGTCACTTGCGTATGAATCAAATGTAACTCCGCCGGATAGCGCTGAGAACGGAACGGCTGCAAATGCCGATATTCCGAACATTGCCTAGTTACGCCGCATCCAAGCTGAATGTGTAGGTTACATTCAGGGTATCGCCGGATACCACAACCCGATCTCCGGGGGACTGAAAATCTGCCTCAGAGAACAGAGTTCCGGAAGTTCCCGAAGAAACCGTGCACAAGAATGCTCCAGCGACCGTGCCGCCCGCGCCAGAAATAACAAACTGAGCCGGAGAAGCAGAGTTGTCGATCACCGAAGGATCGGCGGTAGTGGCCGTACCAAACGTAACTGCTTTGCGAGAACCAGAGTAGTTCGTAAACTCAGTCCACCCCGCATGTGACGCCAAAGTATCGCCCGCTGCGTACGTAGTTCCGGAACCGGGGCCAGTAACAAGCCCAAGATAAAATGCCGCAGTATAAGAACTACCTTTGAAGTATTGGGTGTTCATATCTTGCAGGCCGACGTTTACAACCAGATTGTGCATCTGGTCTTCCCATTTAAGGTTGCCAGCGCTGTCAAAACACTGTACGTGGAATACGCCACCCGCCTTGGAGTGTTCACCAAACCCACTCTTGGCAACAAGGCCAGCGGTGACCTTTTCAACCGTTTCTGCTGTATCTTTAAACATGTTCTACTCCTTATCCTAGTCTAATAATGGCCGAGGTGCTGGTAGCCGATGGGAATTGCACCTGAAACGTCGTGGTTGAAGTCTTGTTGGAACCAAAGTCCAGCACACAGACAGCCGGGTTAGTCGTGCCGTTGTACTTGTAAATCAGAGCACCACGAGCAGTAATCGCACCAGACCACGACACATCTGAAAAAGACAGATACGCTACTGCACTGCTACCAGCCTGAGTCCCAATCGTAGGCACTTGACTGATGGTCAGGGTAGCCCCGCCAGCACTGTATCCAGCGTCCGCAACTTCACCGGTAGCTGAATAAGCCGTAGTATCCGCGTCCAGCGTAGCCGTGTTGGTGTAGAGCGCGATCTTGAATACATCAGTCGTGCCCGTGCCAAAGTCGTAGGTGCCGTCCAGCAGTCCGGTCTTGAAGACGTTGCACAGTGCGTTGCCGGTGAAGGCCATCTTAGCTTACCGGGACACGAGGCGTCCCGCTCCTGTATTGATCCTGCTTCTCCATGCCGTCGCCAAGACGTTTGGCCAGCATCAATGCTTCCTGATACTTCTTCTCGTAGTTGGCCACCATGTCGGGCTCGCCCTTCATGAACGTGTAAGCTTCCACCAGCGAGCCGTAGAGCAGCACAGGATCGTAGTTCTCACTCAACCATGTGTAACCGCTTGCGGCAATCGTGATCGACTCAGGATAATAGAAATAATGAAGTTCGACCGTGTAAACGGCATCCGGAGTCGGCCCAAGGATGAACGTCAGCTCTGTTTCGTCGGTTGATATCGGGCCAAACAGCGCGTAATACGCGGGCAATCCGGTGTCCGTTGGGACGGGGTAGGCTTCACGGATGTAGCTCACATCCTTGTTCAGCATGTAGCTATACGCACCGGTGCCGTCAACCACAGCCATTGAATATACCGCGAGAAAATCGTTCGGGCAGTTCAGGTATTTGTTGTTGGTCGAAGTAACGCCGGTAACATTACGTCGGAGGGCCGGGAACAGGACGGTGTTGTAGATTCGCTGTTCGGCCTGAGTAATGAAGGTGTTGATTTGCTCGGCGCTGGTGAGCGTAGCTGACGCCCCGGCACTGTCAGTAAAGACGGTATTTGGGAAGTCATTTTCAAGGTATCCCTTGATTGTTAAGAACAAATTTTGGTAGTTGATTTACGCCACCCTTTGAAAAGTGTACAAACCAAACACTTTCCCCTTTCGTTTAATAGCCTCAGATATTGTTGAAGACTTCACTCCAACCCACTCTGCGGCGTATTTTTGCGCCAGAAAAGAAATGTTCAACTCTGGGCATGTTACAGGCCGGTGCTTCATCGCAGCAACTTGCTCAATTACCGCTCGCGGCAACGTAGTTTTCTTATGCGCTGCACGTAGTTTGGCCCTGTAATCAGACGACGCGACAACCTTGCGTAGACCGTCTAAAATTTTGGCCCGAACTTCAGGATTTGCCCAAGCTGCTTTCATTGACGCTGATCTATCCCCATACAATTTAGGCTTCTTTACGTGGTTAACCCACCGTTTACCACCGTACTTTTTACCAACCTCACGGCATCTGTCGGCAAATTCATCTGTGGCGCAAGCTTTTTGAATTGCATTCATCATTGCAACCCGGTGGCTGGGGTCACTCCACAGCAAACGCATTGATGTTCTGAGCTTCTGTTTTGTGGACTCAGCCATAGCTCTCCCGGGTGCGCCAGCGCCGCCACAAGTACGGTTATACGCTGGGCGTAACTCACTAATAAAGTACTTCTCTACTCTATTTAGCTCGGCCCTATCAAACGCAATATAAACCTCTTCAAACAAAAATTTCTCAAATCCAAATTTCACCATAGCTTTGCTAAAGACGGATACTGGATTTTTTATCGAGGCTTTGTGCGCGCTAACCCTATAAGACACGGGCTTTATGGTTTGTCCAACGTAAAATTCACCATTCACCAAATTCTTGGCTACATAGATTGAACCATAACGTTTACAAACCATGTTCATCAATCACCTCAAGCCATGGGGCCTCGTGCCATCAGACCTTTGGTAGCCGCACCGGTGCCACGCACCTTGATGCCGGAAGTCTTGGGCTCCGGATAGTCCTTGCTGGCAATACTGGCAGCGCCTGCATTCAGCTCATTGATCGTCTCACGGTTCTTGGCCAAACCGACAGGGGCGACCTTAACGGATTTGATCTTTTCCATTACCGGCTCCTTTGGTTATTGGCGCGAGCCACATTGCGGCCCACTTTCTTCATCTCCAGCGACGTCACACCGCCCTTTTTGAAGGTCGGCTTCTGGCCCGGGTGCATCCGTTGCTCGTGTTTCCTGACAGCTTTCTTCGCGTCCATGTGTCACTCCTAAGTTACGGCCACGGTAACCGTGCCCAATGAAATGGTTGGTGCCAGCACGTTCGGTGTCAGGCTGGCGTCATTTGCCCTAGCCCCGCCTACAGGAGCCCAGCCCCACTCGATTATACGGCTACCGCCCTCTGGTGTCCCGACATCGTTGGGGTTAATTTGCAGCCCGTCGGTACCCGACGTCCTGTAGCTCACGTCCGGGCGGGGGTTTCTGACGCCGATTGCATCTTCTACGGGGTACATACCCAGCTGCAGCTGGGGATGGTCTTGCTCCCAGCACTCCGAACACACCTTAATATTGACGTTTTTGGTCTTGATGACAAGCGTTTTGAGCTGCGTGAGCTTGAATCTGAACCCACAACGGTCACATTCAGCTATGCTGAACTTAGCGGAGGCAAATTTATTCGGCATAGCGGTTCCCTTTTCTAAGGTTGACCACCGCCGGGACTACACAAAGGTTTGTGGGTACGTGAAGCCCGGAAACCGTCGTACCCCGCAAAGGGATTACATGATCTACGTGCCACGCGAACCCCAACATTTTTGTCCGCATTGCCGAAAGTTCGTAAGCCTGCTCAATTAACCACAAGTCGTCTACATCCAACCACTTAGGCGTGCGCTGCAGTTTTGTGGCGTGTTGCTTATTGCGTTTCGCCAACATTTTTGGGTAGTTGTCGATATAGTACTTTTTATACCTTGCTTTTACTCTCGCGCTATTACGCTCGTTGTAACTCTGCTTCCTAGCGGAATCGTGCGCGGCATTTTTAGCTCTCCAATCCCGGTGCCACGCTTGTATTTTCTCAGGATTGGCAAGCCGGTATGCTTTGTTTCTTTTCCGCATTAACCCGCGATTAGCTTCTTGATACCGTTTAACCGTGTCTAGCGCACATGTTATACACCCAAAGTTGCTCACGTAGCGCAAACCGTTGAGTTCCGGGTGCGAAACGCGCACCTTCCCATTATATCTAGTTAGCTTTGCCACTATCGCGGCTTTGCGGGTTGTCATGATCGTTAAAAAAATTGTTGTCTTGGTACGAACCGTATCGACGCTTTCTCGCGGTCTTCGTCCGCCGCAAGGGCAAACTGCTGCTCATAATCGGCCTTCAGCTCCATCCGGCGCTGGGGGTCAACCTCGGGGGTTTTCATCGACAGGTAGTAAGCCAGCCCGGACACCATGCACGGCAGGAACCGGAAGGGGATATCCTGACCAT